GGTCCGTCTTCTTCACGGTCTCTGTCGATTACTTTTACGATATAGAACTTACGAGACTTATATTGTTTCGCCAATTCTTTATCTGATTCTTTACCAGTTGACATTAACTCTTCGTAAACCTCATTTAAAGGTGAACGTTCGTTGTCATTTTTTGCTGGGTCATAGAATTTTTGCCATTGTCCACCAACTTGAATTTCGTGGTACCATGCTTCTTTGAACGGTGAAGAACCGTCTGGTGTTGGAAGAATTCTAACTCTTCTTTGTCCTGATTTCTCTTTATCTCCTAAGATTAAAGCGAAATACTTTTTCATTCTTTCGTCTTGCGACATTCTCGATTGGGCCCCGCCCCCTTGTTGTGATTTTTCGTACTGTGCCAATACGGCGTCTAATGAACTCATGTTTTTAAATTTTAAATTGTGAATTTGTTTATACAAGTATAGTTTAAAGTGTGACTATAGTCAAATGAAAAAGGTACCCTAAGGTACCTTTTATAATATTTCATTCAGTATTATCTGAACGATGTTTTATACGCTTCTTTTTCCATTCCTCCTCCTGGTTGGAATGAATTTTTGATGTCATTAACATTGATATCTGTAACCTCGTCTGAAGTTAAAACATAATCATTTTTTCCAGTTTTTTCCATTTCGTCTTGCTTATCATCAAAAAATTGTGATAGTTTTTGATTGAATGGATATGAATCATATGTTCTTAATTCCAATTTCTCTTGTGGGGTTTTCTCTCTGTATTTTTCAATTTTGTTTTCAAGTGAGTTAAGTTTGTTCATGATGTTATCCATCTCACCTAACTTAGATTGTAAATCATTAAGTTGATTGAATAAGTTATTGAAATAATCTTCTTGTTTCATTTCAATATTTTTCTGTGAATCAACTAAATCAGTTATATCAAGTTCTTCCGTACCACTTCCTTCTCCTTCCTCTGAATTACCTTCGTCGTCAATCTTTTCAACATCTGGGTCAGAATCAACATCAATTACTTGAGGTCCCGCCTCAGGTGCAACTGGAGGGGTCGCTTCTGCTGGTGGCGGTGGAGGTGTCGCTCCTGCCGCTGGTGCTAAAGCCCCTAACGCATCTTCTGCTGGTGGCGGTGCCGCAGCTTGCTCTAAAATATATTGATTGATACTTCTATATCTTTCAATCTCGCTTATAATTTTTTTATCTAAACTCATTTTTATCCGTTTAATAATGTTTTTATTCCGTTGGCAGTTTCCACTCTAACTTTTCTATTAGCAGTAAATTGGTGTCCCGCTCTTTCAATAAGACCGTCTCTTTCTCTGACAGTATAACAATCACCTGTGTCTAAGTCACAAACTTGTTTTGTTCCATCTCCGTTATCTTCTTCAGAATATCTAACTGATTTTCCAAGATAATTGTCTAATGCTGATTTTATGCTCATATGAATCTTTTTATATAAATATATGGTCTACCTATTAAATTACTTCAGAAGTATTGTGAACTTGAATGTTTGGAATACATCTTGAATAACATCATTAGGGTTATTTGTTTGTCTAAACTTTACATACTTGTCATCGTGTGTCGTAAAGAAAGTAATTTGATTGTATATTTTTGTTACTTTTTTCTCTTCAATCGGGTCATCGATGTCTTCTTGTACAATACTTACAATATCAAAGTCAGTAACAGAGAACGATTTTTTATCTGTCGAAACATAATCTTCCAATTGTCTACTGTCAATTTGTTTAGATATCACCTCCTCCGTAATTGTATTATTAGGACCCGTCTTAGGTGCAACCGCTCTATACGACCAATCTACTTGGTTCTGAACAATTTTCCAAGGACCTGCATCTGGATTCACGTTGATTTCCTCCTTGGATACGCTTCCAACCAAGTTGTAAGTTTGTTTTTCCACTAATACAACAGGCCCCGTTTGTTGAGGTTGTGTGTTTGAATTTGGAACATTTGGAGCGACTGAAGGTGGAACGGAAGCCGCGGCTCCTTGTACTGTTGTTGGTTGAGCGGGTTCTGCAACTACCACCATTGCCGGGTCATAAGTGAAGTCATTTGTACTTGTTACTGTTCCGTAATCTGTAGTTATACTTATTTTATCCACCGAACGAACTCCAGTACCAACTTTAGGAACAGTAATTCTCATAGTTTTTGAATTGAGAATTGTAATGTCCTTGAATGGTACTATTGTAGTTCCAATTTTTATTTCTTTGGTCGTTTCAAAGTTTAAACCATTAATCTGTATAATAGTTCCAATGTTTCCGACTGCAGGTGAGAATGATGCAATCACCGCAGGTGGACAAGTGAATCCTGGCTTCGGAGGTACAGGTGATGGTGTTGGTGTTACACCAGGAGTACTACCTTTACTTTCTGTCTTCTTAATCGCTTCTTTCAATTGAACAGATTTGTCAACATTAGTTAACCCTGCAGTTACCGCGGATGATAACGCCTTATAAAGAGTTTCTTTGGTCTGTTTAAATTCTCCGATATGAGTATCATAGTATTCAGGACTGATGTTGGCTTTAGGCCAGAAACAAACATAATATTTTGCAAGTCCAATATCTAAAATTTGTGGAACCCTTTGGTTTAATCTTCCCGACATGAAATTAACATAATCATCCAAAGTTTTAAAATGTGCAACAGGTTGAGACGAACTTGTCGATGGATTCGATTTCAAGTTGATACAACTATATGTTTTTTCTAATTGAGTTATCTGACCACCATAACTCATATCCAAAGATATCGTTGATAGGTTGTTGTTCCATCCATTGAACGTTCCAATTTTTGTATTGGCATCTGTTTGGAATGTTCTAAGATATGAAATACAATATATGATTGATTGTAAGTCAGGATTGTTTGGTAACAATCTTTTAAGGACAGCAGCTAAATCATTAGGTGTTACTTTAGTCAACGTACCATTTACCGCAGTATAGGCTGGGTTTGCGTTTGTATACTCTGGTAGTATAACCTTAGCGGTACATGAATTTGTAGTGTCTAATGTATTATCCGCCTTTTGTTGTAATTGGTTAGCCTTGATAGTATTTGTAGTACCGCTTACCGTAACTTGTTCTTTATTAATTTTTAATAACTCTTCGAGTTTGGTTAAAAGATTTTGGTTAATACTTTGTAAGAAACTATCGATTGCTGGTAAATCAAAAATACCTTGTCTAACACCATTAAATATGGTTTGAAAATTACCAGGTTGAATAGAATGACTAACGTCTGTAATCATGTACGGACCGTTAAACATTGGTACGTGTCTAACATTAAAATACATCGTTGGTTGTATTAAAGCGTTACCCAAACTTGTCACAGTGCATTTATAACTTCTTTGTTTATATAGGTTATATAAACTATTGTTTTGTGTTGCCACTGCTCTGCCCGAAGCTTGGTCAACCATGTTAAGTTGTGTATTAATTGATTCCGAAGTAGCAACTCCATTATCTTGAGATACCGTGAATGAATAGAATATGTTTTGATTTCTAATACCAATGTCAACGTTGAATCCAACACATTTATTAGAAACCGCCCAATCCTTTTTCCCTTGCTGATTCTCCAACAAAGGATTTTCGGACGCTCTTCTCATTTCAAACGCGTCGTCTCTGAATCTCGAGTTCCCTTTTGGTAAGGCCAAATATTGAGATGGTTTACCTACATAGAAACAAACCATTTTTGGTCCCGAGTTTCTATAGTCAACATTCAAAAATGTTCCCCACAAGTTATTGGCAAATTCTAATGAACCTTCGGGTCTTGGTTGTGATACGCCATCAACATCTTGAATGTTATAGAAATTTACATATGATGGAAGATTCATTACCGTGAAATTATTTTTGATAAGAATACCGCTTATGAATGTGAATACACTCATGGCTTGATTCAACGACTTTTCATTGAACATGTTCTTCAAATCGAATATGTCTATCAGAATAGTGTCTCCAATATTTCTCGAAGCCCTGTCCAAGAATAGAATATCCTCGAATAAAGTTTTTGTTTTATAATCACCACCAGCAATCCATTTATCATTCAACGCTTTGAACACTTCGTAGTTTTCAACCTTACTTTGTTCTCCCGTAATTACGCTCGATATTTTTCTTTCTGGAAGTTGTTGTTGATTTGGTAAAGCCTTTCTTAGTCCTGTCAACACTCCATTTAAGAAGTTATCTTGAAGTCCATTTTCCCTCTGTAGATATTGACTTAGTAGTGTTCTAAACTGACTAGCGTTTAAGGAAGGGTTGTTTAATTTTTGTGTGGCATACATCTTAATTATTGGAGCTAACAATACCACATTCTGAGCGGTAAACTCGATATTATTATCAATAAAGAAGTCGGTAATATATGAACCTGTGGCACTATATCTCACATTCGGTATCGTTGAGAATCCAACCTCAGTTTCAAGTGCAATCCAAGCGGCACGGTTATTAATTTGAGATTGACTCAAACTTACAGTTCCTCCTCTCGAAGGTAATGAATTTGGAACATACGGATTAAACGTGATTGGGTCTACAACCACAGGAGTTGTATTATATGATAAATAAGAATCAAATAATCTTCTTTGGTAATTTGAAGGATTCCCGTATTTGAATATTACATCATACTGCATAAACGCTTTGATTCCATTTTGAAATACAGCGTATTGATTATCAATTGTTTGTGTAAAATATTCTTGGTCTGTTTGGGTATTTTGCTTAACAGGTACCGTCATCAAACTTTTAAAGTATGATTGGAAGTTTCTAAAGTTAGCATTGACGTTTACTGGCGATGTTCCGAAAGCGGCCACGTCGGCACCTACTGTCGCATTGGTGATTGGTTTACAGAAATTCAAAAACTCCAATTCAAATTTGTCTAATATTTTCTTTTCGAAAACAGAAAAAACTTCTTCAATTTTGGTGTAATTATCCTGAGTCAATAAAGTGACTGGTGATTGACTGTCTCCCGTTGTAATAAAATTCAAATATGAATCAGGTTGTGGAAACGCTATTTGGTTGTTGTCGAAATAACCAAAGTTAGGAGCCGACCACAAACATCTCACAGAACCATTAAACACACTAGGGTTATCAGTCAAATTAACTTTAGTACCTGGTGATGTTGTTTGTCCTGTAATACAAGAATCAATGGTTTGATTGAATGAAGTACCAAAAGATGGCATAACATAGTACTCGTCTCCTACAGTATTATCTTTAGGATTACAATCGATTGGTGAGTCAGGTGTTATATTTGGTAATAGGACTGACCAAGTTGATAATCTAAGATTTTTTGTTCCTTGTTTAGCATTGTTGATATTAGAGGTATTGAAATTATAAATCTTCATTCCTCCGTTGACACTATTTTGAATTTCTTCATTGGTATAGAAACGATATAAATCATATCCATTGAAGAATACGTTAAAGTCGTTAATTACCTTAGGGTAAAACCCAACCTGCATATTAACATCGTTCGCGTCTTCAGTTTGTAATGTTATATTCGTATCAACATTAGAATACTTAAAAGTATACGTTTGTGTTATTGAACTTGTTATTGGATAATAGTTTCCTCTGTAATTAAAATTACTCCAAGCACTTTGTAAGATATCAACATTCGATTCCTTGTATCTTTTATATCTATGCCAAATAGAGCCGTACTTTAAAATCCAAGCATACGGTAATTTGTGTATTGCACCAAATTTCTTAAGTGCTGATGATATATAATCTAAATCAGTAGTAACGTTGTTCGATGAAGATTTATACTTTTCTCTCAAAGTGGCAAGTGGAAGTGAATTCAAAAACAAATACGCCGCTTGAACATATGGATAAGTATTACCTGAAATCCTTGAGTTATAAACACCGTTCTGTATTGCATTTATAAAATAAGGTGTGTTTAATATTGATGTTGTACTTCTTGGTCCGAAAGCCCCTGTTGGGGTAGTTCCGTTAACATATCCTTCAGTTGCTATAAAATTCTTAGGTTGTCTTGTTAAATAAAACGCACTTAATCCAACTAAACCAAATATAAAAACTCCAGCATCGGATGCGGTTGTAGTAGGGTTTTGATTGAGAATGTATGAAAAATTTGTTACAGGTCTATTCGTTGTGTAGTCGTACACATCGGTAAAGTTTGCAATAATTTTTCTCGGCTCAAATATTTTTAAAGATTTGTTGGTATTATAAACTTGATTCGAAACTGCGGTGTTACTTTGATTAAGATTGTTCAAACACCAAGTTTGGTCTGTATATGGTAATGTATCAACAATTAGCGGTTCATTCGACGCATTGGTAATCAGAGACCTCAAGGCATCTGACACAGTGCTTGTCTGAGGTATTTTTCCAATATCTAAGGTTCCAAAAATGTCGAAAGAGTTTTCTGTTATTGTTCTAATATAAGGTGTAACAAAGAAATCTCTTATGTAATCTTGGTAAGCACGCCCTGTCCCTAAGTTAGAAATGGTATTCAAAAATTGAGGATAGTTCGACGCATTAAGATTGAAATTCTTTAGTTTTAATGTTAAGTATGGTGAACTTGCACCTAGTTTAGTTATAACGTTGTTGACCTCCGTTTCAATATTTAACCTTAACAATTCATCTATTTGATTGAAATTACCTCTAACCAAACCTGAATAGTGAGAGGTTAAAAATTGTCTTTCCCATATTTCATAGAAAAACTTTATTTCTTCCTTATTTGTATATGCAATACCATTCGATGGGAATTCAATTGCATTTATATTAATTATGCTTGTATCCCTTTCATTATCAAGTGGAGGTGGTGCAGCAGGATTCTGAAACTTCTGAGTAAGACCTTTCATATATTCCTCAACAAACTCAACCTCAGGCCATTTGTCGTAAAGATATCCTTGAGTTATGTCAACAACAGTAGGGTCGGCAATGTATTTTAATTGGAATCTTCCTTTTTTATCGTCGGGCGATTCAACAAAGAATTGAGGCCAAGGATAAACAGGTTCTTTAGCAGTACTAAGACCTTGATTATCGTTTTGAGCACTTATTGAAATTTTAACATCTCCCATTGTTTCAGTACTTGGTGCCGATGATGGGTTATCCAATATCGCCAACCTTCTAACTGGGTCATATTTTACATTCCAAGCGTTTGTGTGACAGTCATCCAACAACCTAATGAAACCTTCGGCAGATGCCATGATAACCGCGATAATATTTCTGGCTGTCGGTTTGAAACCAATACCAGTTGCAGTATCTTCAATTTTTCTTAATAGTTTTGCAGAAATATCACTTTCATATTCTGATAATTTTTTGTTCGCCTGTGTTTCCAACAACGCAATTTGTTTGTCGAATCGTCCTTCACCTTCAAATATAAAACATTTTTGTGGAACAACTTTATCTGGCGCAGGTAGTTGAGGCTTTGAGCCCTCCAAAGTTATTTTCAAAGATTTTTCGAAAATTTCTTTTTTAATATTGTTTTCGTCTGTAACAGTTGGTAGAACTATTCCTGTTCTTATCCTTGTTGTCTCAGTCCAATTCACATCCGTAGGTTGTGGAGGGTCAATGACAATCATCTTGTACTCAATGGGATTCGGAATAGGTGTCAAACCTTTAGACCCAAGGGTTGGATTTTCCGCCAAAGATTTATTAAATCTTGTTATATTTTCTTGTAATAGTGTTAACGCTGCGTCTTTTACTTTTGGTTCTAATTCTTTGAATAGATATACAGTATTACCATTAGTCAATATTATAGGTTTCGGGTCCAAGTAAGTATTGAACCATGATGTGTTTGCTCCTCTAACACTGTTGAAATATTGTGTCAATATTCCTTTATAGTTTCTAACATTTGTTAATGACTCGACTTCCGTTTTATCAAACGAATTCATAATGTTTTGTTCGAATTGGTCGAGTTTAATCATCAATTGAACAAGAGTTAGTTCAGGAAAGTTTGGAGCAATCAAACCTTTGGCTTTGTACTCACTATAAACTTCAACAATTTTTTGGTATCCCTTTTCGGCCACTAATTGAGTTACAACAGCTTCCTTAGCTCCTAAGTTGTTGGCTCCCTTTTCAGCTTGTGTACTCGCTTGTGATTCGGCAGACTTGTTTGATTGTTGTGGACCCGCAACAGTTTGTGCAATATCAAATCTTTGACTATACATGTGTGGTGCCGCCAATAGGTGTCCCATTGCAACCTCATTAAGGATATTAAATTTATATCCTTTGAACTGTAATCTGACTTGGTAGTTCCCACTAAAACTATTGAATGTGGCGTGAAACTTTTCTAAGTTCAGTTGATATCTAACCGCTTGTCCATAATAACCCTTAAGAGTTAAATAAAATGGAGGATAAGGTAAATTAAAGAAAGCGGCATATGGCGAATTATTACCCAACTGAAATAACCCTCTACCTTGTATATCCTCTAATTGTATTTCTACAGAAGGTATAAAACTTGAGTTTGTTTGTATGTTGATTGAGGTTATTCCGAGTAAACCGTTGTCAATTATATCTTTTTGATTAGCAACTGTGTTCTGTATGTAAGCATTACCTCCAACAGGGTCGGTTTGTCCGATTTCAAGTTGTTGGTTTTCTCCTTTAAATTGAGTTGTATTCTCTCCTGTAATCTCATCATAATAACCTGTTCCAAGATACGAATTTTTTGTTGGTTTCAAAAAGTTCATTTTTGCAACCGATATAGTTCTAACTCTATCTTCTGGACTTCCTCCAACAGCAAGTTTTGTTCTTGGCACTACATCTGCTTCCAAGTTGGCATACATAACTAAATTCTCGTGGTCAACAAGTCGTTCTTCAATATTTCCAAACAAATCAATCGTCCTATTTGGGTCTACGACAATAAGATTGTTGTAGTCAAATTCTACGAGAATGTTTCCGCTAGTGTCTGCTTGTATGTTACCTGCCATAATAATAAAAATGATTTTCTAAAGCGGCCTTATAATCCTGTAAAGATGGTAATAGCGGAAACGGAATAATCAATACCGCACCATCATATATATTGTTTTCAAGTCCCCCAAATTGTGGATTAGCTTGAAGGATTAACCAACCAAAAACTGGTGAGTTATAATACTCTTGTGAAACCTTATCCAATCTACTTTTAGCAACCTTATAAATGTATGCTTTGTCAGTAGGTTTTTGAGCAAGGGGTACGTATGGTACCACGGTCTGTTCACCATTTATTAGAAAATCACTATATCTATTCCAATACTGATATGCCATTAGTTAAGTTTTGCTTTTGATATATATGCACCCGTTGCGTTTCCATTTGTATCGTTCCAAGTGTTTGTGTTAGTGTTTTGATTAGTTGTATTGGCTAAACCTTTAATCATATTCTCTTGTGATTTTTTCTTATCCGCAACCGCTCCGTTTTCAGTTGTGAACTTGAATTCTCTTTCTTTAGTTTCAAATGGTGTATATATTAAATAATTTTTCAGGGAATTTTTTTCTAAGTTTTCCACAAAAGATTTTGTAATATTATTTTCTTCTACAAATGCGGGTTTCGCTGTATTGAGCCAATAAAGGTCAAATGCCGCCTCAATCTCCGCTGAACCATCTCCAATTATAGTTTTGTTACCGATTACGTTACCAATAATTTGTTGTTTGAACGTTTGATATTTTTTATCATCAACAATATCATCAGATACAATCATATAAACTCTTCTAAAAATTGGATTTTCAAAATTTGCATTCCTACTAAAAGGTAAGAAAACTTGTTGAGTTGTAACCGCTTTAGATTTACCATTTGTTGTTTCGAACACAAGAATACCTTCGTACTCAGTATTATTTCCCGCATATATAAATTTCTTATTAGAAAAAATCTCTGCGTTGAATCCTGAAATGTCAGTTTGTATTTTTTTTGTATCATTAACCAACTCTTGTAATGTATTGGTCGCGTTGGTCGAACTCTTTGATACCTTATCAGTAGGTATTGTCACGTATACAGTTACAGGTCCATTATTAGCTTGGAATCCATCTGTACCGTTGTTTGTTGTTCCAGCGTATGTAATTACGTTCAATCTACCAAGAGTTTGTAAGTAAGACTGTTCTTGGTTAACTAAATCTTGAGTAATTTTGGAAACCGCATTTTGGAACGACCCTTTCTTTTTCGAAACAAAGTTTGAGTAGTTTTCTGTAACCGTTCTAATTAATTTACTTGAGAAGTTTTTAGATGTTCCTGAAATAAATTGTATAAACCCTTCACTACCATTTTTAATATTTTTATCTAATTCTGTGAAGATTTCATCAAATCTTTTCTCAACATTATTTGGTTTACCAAACAATACAACATTAGGAGTATCAACACTGAAGTTACCTTGAGTGTAGTTTCTTTCTAACATCCATTGTTGTCTCACCGCGTTATTATATTGGTTTACGGTTTCTTTTGTTTTGTTAACAACATTCGTAAAATATGTTTGAGTTTCACTAACCACCTTACTCATAAACGCTCCGTAACTAATAACTCCTGTTGAACCACTTGTAGTTGCAGAACTACTAATAACAGTCCCAATTGCGGTGTTATTAGTTTGTCCGTTGTTTGGTGCGGCGCTGTTAGCTCCAGGTATCGGTGGAGGTGTTTGTCCCGCCAAGAATATTTGGTCTAAGATTTTAGATGATTCAATATCGGTACTATCCGCTCTATCATCATAAATCTCAGTATTCGCATAGTAATTAAACGTTAACGCGTTTTGTAGTTTGTCTATCGATTCTTTTAGCCCACTACCACCAACAAAGTTGAATGATAAGGTCACGTTCGCAATCATTGGTTGTACACCAATACCCTCAGGATTAATATCTAATCCTTCATATTGAATCGAAAGGTTATTAGGTATAATCTTGGTATTATAAAAATCACCAACCCTTAAAACTAAAACAGGTGGGGCTCCAAAAGCGGTGTTAACCGCGTTGTTGTACTCCAACTCAGGCTTACTATTTGGTGTTTTCTGTTTGATAGTTGGTATTGTGTCACCAGGTCTCATACACTGTTGTAAGAAAGTTAATCTCGAGTTCAGCCCTTCTGGTGTTGTTGAGTGGAATGCAGGTTGGAAAAATTTAAGTTTATCCTTTAAATTATCATAAACCATCGGAGTTTCCTCCTTAATTGTTTCAAAATAGTCACATTCGGATAATAGAGCTCTTACAACTTTTTTAGTTATATTGTCTCTTGGTTTCCACTCTTGTGTTACCTCTTCAGTTCTCACTGTCTCTGTAATAACGTTTCCAACAAGAACATCAACCTTGTTTGGTACAGGGTCTGACTTAGGAGCTTGAATAGTTGTTGATGCACTCTTGATAAAGGCTCTTCTACACGCCATTGAAGGTACCGTAAAAATATCTTTAGAACCTGATTGTGTATCTCCTCCAGCGGCTTGGACATCTTTATCAGTACAGTTGAATGTTTTACCTAAGTTGGTTAAACTATCAGCATTGAACACCGTTTGTCCCGCTGTTCCCTTTTTTACTTGAGATACTGTGGTTTGTTCACCAGCTGGATTGCCTCCCTTAACAAGTAATCTTGTACCAGCATATTTTTTTAGTTGTTCGTTGTTCAAGAAAAACTCAACCATAGATTGAATTCTTCTTCTTGAAAGTTCTACGTTATACGCAATGGTTGCGGGTGCGGAACAACTAGAATCAACATTCAAGGTAATAGTACCCTCAGCATTTGTTTCAAATATTTTTGATAAATCTAAACAAAACTGTTCCGCAACTTTATAGTTAGGTGTTACAACCGTATCGAAAAAGTTACTTGTTTCACTAGCATTTGGTTTTGAATTATAATATTGTCTATTTGATGTTGAAGTATATCTATTATATTCAGTAACATAATTTACATTTCCTCCTTGTTTTGGATAATCGTTTCCAAAATACAATCCCAAATTAACATACTTTTGTATTAAAGCATCTACCTCACTATTAATAGTTGACTGTGAGACTGGTTGGTCCGCACCGTTTGGTGAGTTTACACCACTTTCAATTGTTTTTCTTGTATATTCAATCTGTTCCCTTGTCATCTCTTTAGATGTAATCGCTTGTTGCAATTGGAACAAATCGTTAGGGTTTACAGTTTGGTATTTTTTTGCAAGTTCATATATGTCGTATTTTCTACATCCAGCAAAGAATGATTCTAAAATACTATCTATACGTACTCTATTTGTTTCGTTAGCCAAAACTTTGTTTACAATAACATTCAAAACAGATGGATGGTCGACAACTATCTTCCAAGTTAAAGAACCTCCTCTGTTAGTACTTTTGTACGTATATATCGGTTCAGGTCTACCCAAGAATTCATTCGTATTCCAGTTTGCTGTAACGGTCTCACTAAATGTTAAACCATAAGGAGGGAACCACATAACTCTACCACCATTTGGTCCTCTCTCACATACAGGTAAATCTGACGTTGAGAAACCAGGAGTGCTTGACGTTCTCCAAGCAAGGTTTTCAAGTGAGAACATATATTTCTTTGCAACAGCGTTGTTGATTGTTCCAATAATATTACTTGAATCTTGTCCCCCTTCTTGTTTGTTAGGTACAATGTTAAGGTTATATGTTTTATCTAAAACCGAGTAAGCAAATCTTCTACCCTCAGTTGTAATACCATCAGTTTTCTGAAGGTCATTGTATTGTAAATAAGGTATATCCTTAGCAAATACACGACAATACTCAGTACCAACCTCTTGTCCAATAGCACCAACGTATCTATAAACTCTTGAACCCTTAGTTAATTCATTATATCCATCGTGGAATACTTTACTAACTTGGTCAATTGCGTTACCTACGTGTTGTAATCTCTTTCCTCCTTGAGGTTGGCTATCAATGATTCTTTGTGTATCATCTAAAATAGAACCCTCTCTGAAAACTCTTTCAGTTGATTCTGTTGTGTTGTATGATGATGGTTTGAAGTCCTCGTCTTCGTTTGTAACTTCACCACCGAATCCAACTTTTTTACCCGCATTCCCTTTGTACTTAGGTGAAACCCAAGTGAATCCACCTTCAATCCCCCCACCGTTACTATATGTAGGACCATTTGCACCTAATCTAATAGATTGACTTGGTCCTTCGTATAATTGAGCAAGTTCTGATGGACCGTAAACTGGTGATTGTTGTTCAATACCATATTGGTTTACAGGTACTTCTCCAACAGGTGAAAATATTTTCGAAGGGTCAGATGTAATATTTCCTATGTAGAAATTACTATTGTCTGATTGTGTTCCAGTTAACGCACCCGCGGCTCTGTCAATGAACGTTCTCGGGAAATTCGGTTTGTATTTGTTGAAATCAATGTTCTTGAATAACCTTGACCTCTGACCTGCACCCATGTTATTAAACATGATTTGAGAACCAGTGTCTCCACCCCCCATTAATCTGTTAAAGAATTTTCCAACTCCACTTCTTCTGAACGCGTTGGACATTTGTTGAATAGTGGTAGGTTGACCCGGATTAACGTTGGGGTCAAAGTAAGAACCAGGGATTGGTGATACAGGTAATATACTACCACCCAATCTGAGTGCGAAGTTAGCTGCGGCTAATATTGGGTTCGCGGTTACTGTAATAGTGAAGTTTGGTTCTAAAATTGGAACAACCCCACTTAATATGTTTACAACATCAGTACCACTGGTTACGTTGAGAATGTTTGCCCTACCTAAGGTATCTTGTCTTATTTGTGCCGCTATTCTATCTTCAAATTCTTTTCTTAGAGTTTGAGCACCTAATCGAGCTATAAATGAATCTTGACTCAACAAACCATTACTACCACCAGGGTCTGGTGATAACAATATTGAAACAGGAGCATAACTAGACGCAACAAAGGTTGTTGGGTAGGGTTGGTTATTTGATGTGTTGGTTGTTTGTGGTCTATTAAGAGAATCAAAAAAAGGAGCGCTGTCTAATGGTAACTGATTACCATTTGAAAAAACATTTAAAGGTTTCCATTTTTGTGACTCAGGTAAAGCTTGGTCAACAATATTTGCATCTTGATATCCATACTCACCTTCATTAGATTTAGTATTTAATAACGCACTTGGGTCAGGAACTTGTTCATAACCCCCTTCATTACCATATTGATTTAAAGGATAAAGTTGGTTTGCAAATGATGGCTCATCAATAAGTTGGTCAGGACTATCTTGAACAGATGTGTCTGACTGAACATATTCTGTATTAAATGGAGGCGTAGGTCTATTCGGAGCTTTGGCATACGGTGTCAAGTTCCTTACTATAAGTTTCTTTCTGAAACCTTCTGAATTTACAAAATCTAACGGACTTCCCATTTATATCTTTCCTAATAAATAGGTCTTATACTATTTTTTATGCTTATGAGTAATTATATTGAGAATCACTTTTTGTAGGATTTTGCTGACTTGTTGTACCAATCATAAACTGTTTCATACCAAGTGTATTCATTTGGTCTGTAAATGTTTTAATAACTTGTTCTTTTTGTGCAGGTGTTAAATCTGCCGAAGCCCCGTTGAAATTAAAATCTATCTTTATCCCTCCCATCATCTCTACTTGTGATTTTTGATTACCTCCTTGTCCCGAAGATATTGACCTAACCTCATCTCGGATTTGTTGGGCCCTACTACCTTCGATAAGTGAAGATACAGGTGCATTACCCTTAGCTTGTTGAGCCGTTGCGTTTGGTTCGATTTTACCAAGCATATAATCATAACCTTGTTTCATCAATCTTTCAATTGCGGTCTTATCAGTAGTATTGTTTCTAATATCTTCAGCGGTTTTGGTGAGAGATTGTTTAAATTTATCTTCAATACTTCCCAATTGAGCTCCCGCTTTCTCCAAATATTTTCCTAACGCGTCTGAAGTTGACATTTTGTCGTTTTGTAAGTCCGCAATTAAATTACCCAAATCACCCAAGGCTTTTTCAGATTCTTGTCTCACATCTTTCGCAGTACCCATTTTTGATAAACCACCACTTAGTGTTGTTGCACCTCTACGTATACCTTCTCTTGTTTCTAAAACCTGACCAGCACTGACCGCACCACCAACAATTTTTGCTCTAATAGCTGCAACATCACTTTTAATAATATCAGAGGTATTCATCTGAGCCCTTGCAAGGTCCTCCATAGTTTTTGGACCTTCTCTTTGTTCTTTGATTAACTTGTCAAATTCATCTTGAGTAATCTCACTTAACTTTCTGGTTTGTTCTATACCAGACTCATCTCTCAATTTAACCTCATACTCACCTCCCTCACCCATCTTTGCAATATTTGCAAGATATTGTTTGTCGTCTTCTTTAATATTAAGACCAGCAGAACCTATTGCAGAAATTCTCATGTCAGCTTCTGCAGCTGCTAATCCAAGTTTAGACATTTCTTTAGCAGAAACACCTGTTTGTTGTTCCATCTCCTTAAGAGTTAGAACACCTTGAGGGTTTATTTTGAATGTTTTAGTTTTCTCGTCGAAATATGTAAACTGTTTGGCTACATCGACTAAACTATCTTGTAAGGCTCCTGGGTCATTGATTGACGCATTCATTAATGCAAACGGGTCAGCCAACGCTCCTGATGCTACTCCCAATCTTTGGAAAGCCGCTGCGGTTTCAATTGCATTCTCGGGACTTAAAACCTTGTCAGCCAATTGGAAAGTTTGACTCATGTCAAATCTTAACATTGACGCTTGGGCCGCCATTTTTGTCAAACCTAATACTCCTCCCTCAAACTGGTATCGGTTCATTTGCTCCATGTTATTAGTAACAGTACTCATAACATCTTTGGCGTTTCCCCCAATACTTTGTATGTACTGAACGGATTCTTCTAAGGTTTCACCTATTGTCTCAATTCCCGCGCCAACATCTAAAAACGCCTTTGTAAGTGTATCTGCACCTAAATTTAAAACTTTTTGCGCTGCAAATAACTTTTCAACATCTTCAGTATTGGCAATAACATTCCTTCTGGACTCGGAAGCCACCCTACTCATGATATCCGCCACATCTCCAATATCACCACCTAATCTTCTAACGTCAGGTACCGCATCAGCAATTGCTGTTGATAGTTCGGTGATACGTTGTCTACCTTGAGTAAAAAAGTTATTGACCTGTTTGGAATACTCAGCCAATGCATCGGATGATGCCAATAGGTCTTTGGCATCAACTTTCAGTTGTTTACCAATGTCTTCACCTAATTGTTCCGTACTTGATTTTTGTCCGTCCGCCATATTTTATTTACTATATATTATATAAATACAAAAGGACTGATTTTTCAGTCCTTTTTATTATCTTCAATCCATTTATCCAAAAGATACTTTCTTACGAACAACGGCATTATTAAAAAATCTTGATAAGAAATGTTCAATAATTTATTCAAATAGTAGAATTCATCTATTTGTCCTTTCCTATACTCAGAAGAAAGGGCGAAAAAAGTCAACCCCGAAGCCAACATTTACAGTAAGCTTTTCTCCTGACGGGGCTAATATTGTTCTACTCAAATCTAATCTAGGTTCGTTATCATCCATAAATTGTCTGATAAATTTAGAATCCGCAATTGGCATTTGTTCAATGAACTTTGCAATTTCAGCCTTATCAGTAACCCCATTAATTTCGATGATTTGTTTATTTAATCTCCAAGTAACCTTTGGAACTGTTCTACCTTGTGGATAAGAATCAGACAACCTTTGGATTTCCATAATTTCTCCGTAGGTCATTGGTTTCAATTTCACGGTTGTTTGGGATTTTGGTAAAGTCGTTACAAACGTACCATCATCTGAAGGTTGTTGTCCTTTATTAATTTCCAACTCATCCATTCTAACCGTTCCTTTGAAAGGTTTTTTCGTTACGGGGTCTACTAAATTCAATTCCATTTCTGGACCGAACGCTGTGTTTCTAAGGAAAATTAATATCGCTTCGATATCACCTTCCATCAAATCTTCGATACGAATATCAGGTTCGTAGATTTTAGCTCTTAATAATGTTTGTGTCATGTCTGTACCACCAGCCATTAATATATTCTCGTCATTCGCTGTAAGATAACCTACCTTAATAGATTTCTTTTTGTTTTTGTAGAACACACCTTGCGTAGGTAATGGTACAACATCGTGTGGTAACGAAAAGTTTGCTTGACCGTGTTCTCTTGCTTGATTATCCATATAAAAAATTAACCGTAAAGTTTATGTGCTTTACGGTTAAATATAATTGTAATTAATTTTTTATAAATAGTATTAGTACACTAACACACATCTATCCATTCTCAAAGTCGCTGCAATTGTTGCCAATGCGTCTTGGTTGTACGCCAATTGGTTAAAGTTAACATCTGTTAAGAATGTACCATACATAATCCACTTTTCAACAACAACACCTGTTGGGTCCAACATCTCGAGGTCCACATCTTTTTTGTAACCCGCAGCATATCCCATACGACCTGTCACTGATTCAGCGTGTAAACGCACCCACTCCATAAGAGCCTGTGCGGCAGAAGGTCCAATTGGGTCTCTGAACGTTACGTTAATTGTTTGCCAGTTGAATCTACCTGCAACGAATGTTGAAGTGTTCAAGAATGGTATTTCTGTTGGGGTAATTGTTATGTGTGGTCTTGCCGTAGATTCTACGAACCACTCATTAATACCTAAACTTGATGGAAACCTTAGGATAAAACGGTTTTGACGTTTCGGTTCGTAAGGAATCGGCATTTTCATCAGTAAATCAGCCATATTATTTAAATTTTGTTTCTATGTTTATAACGATAAATATATCCGTTTCAAAAATATTTCTATTTACTTATTTTTTTAAAAACGGTATTCTTATTTTACTTCCTTTTTAGTGCCTCCAGCAGTAGAATAAGTTTTTACAATATTATCTGGTTTATTTTTAAAGTGTTTTTGCATTACTTCTATGTTTTTAGGGTCATCGTCACTAAAACCTATTGATGGTTTTGCTGGAATGAAATTATTACCTATATCATTTTTTAAGTAAGCTCTTTTATTTAGTACTGCAGCCATCCCTTTAATATAACTCACAAAATCCTCCATTGCACGGACCTTGGCTTCTTCGGGATTACTTGCCCCTTTATCGTCCCCGAAAGAAACGGGGTGGTATTTATTCAGTTCTAAATATGATTTGATAAGTTCTTCGTCACTCATTTCATCTTCACCAACAAACGACCTATATTTTTTCAGATTTTTAATCAGTTGTTCTTTGTCTATTCCATTGAACCCTTTTATAATATAGTTGTATATCGCCTCTTTTATTGTGTTTGGATTGTGACCCCTCGCTGTGATTATTGAAAAAATCGAACCGTTGTTAATTGATTCTCTAAAGTCATCAAACGCCGGACCAACTTTTGCTCTCATTGCATCGATTAAGAAATCTTTATCTCCTTCCGTTCTGAAATTCCTGAATGGATTTTCAGCATATCCAACAATTGAACTTCCTTTATAATCAAACGGTTCTTTACCAATCTGATGTCTATGTTCCGCAAAATCATCTGTGGACATCCCAACTTCTTCACCGTCCTCATCCTTAACAATAATTTTTGTCGGCATATGAACAATATTATCATCCCAATCGAATGCATAATATTTTAAATCTGGGGTTCCTTCACCTTTGAATCCTTCTGTAAATTCTTTTCTCATTTGGCAAAAGGGGGGAATTAATCCCCCCTGTTAATTATTAGATATTTTCGAAGGAAGCTCCTGTTGGAGTGATGAAGAATTCGATGTCGATGAATTCTAATGCCTTCGTTGGTTTTAAGTATATCTTACCTGTTAATGTGTTTCTATCTAAATCTTCAGGTGTTGAAGAAACTGTTACACGGAAATCGTATAAACCTCTGTCTCTTCTAATTGAATCTAAGATAGGGTTAACACTATCCAAGAAT